CGGGTGTCGCAGGAGTTTGGTTGGAAGACGACCCGTACGACGAAGCCGTTGTTGATTGACGATTTGGGGATGGCGTTGCGTTCCGACGAGTTGATTATCCACGACCGGTTCACTTTGGCCGAGTTGAGGACGTATACCCGCAATGAGCGGGGTTCGATGTCGGGTTCCCCGCATGATGACCGTGTAATGGCGTTGGCGTTGTCGAATGAGATGCGCCAGTACGCGTTTATGCCGGAGTTTGCGCAAAAAGTGGACGATTACTGGACTGTTGACTGGTGGGCGCGGCTTGCCGGAAAAACGGACGATGACGTGAATCCGTTCGTTATCGGCGCAAATAACGTCCGTGGGACAGTCTGATCTATCTCTTTAGAGACTATTTGGAGGTTTTATGTCAGCAGCAGGCAAGTTCGTTTCGCACACCAACGGTACCCGTACCGTGGATGGCGCTTCGGGCACGAACAACAAGATGGAGCGTGGTGGTTCTGTCGTCGCTAACCCGATTTGGGAACCTGCGACACCGAACTCACCCAAGCAGCGGTTCTCCGATCCGAAGTACGCCCAGTACACTGGCGCCTTTGGTGAGAACTCGCCACGGGAGACTCCTCTCAACCAGCACGGTATAACCGGCGACGTTGAGCCGGGTAAGCCACAGCCGGACCTGAAGGGTCACAACGCTGCGCCGCACACCAAGCGCCCGTAACTGTGGCGATCCTCCCCCGGGAGGCGACCTACGCAGAGTTCCGCGACTATACCGTGGGCCTGCGTGGGCCGTTGTCCTGCGCCGAGTTGGATGAGTTATGGGAACGTCGTCAGAAACTACTTGGCGTAAAGTTCGCAACTGGTCGGGGCTACCGATCCCAGTTGCCTCCCGAAGAGCAGCATCTGAGTCGGGAAGAACGCGGCCAAAAGGCGGAGCAGGAAGCGAAAGCGAACGGGCGGAACATTCAACGTCTGCCAGATAAGGCGTACTTCTAGTGGCTCGTAAGAATAAATCTGACCGGTTCGAGGACACCAAGCGTCGGATAGACGCCGCCACACGGTGGCGCGACGAAATGGGTTACGACAACCTGTGGCGTCGCATGACCGATCTGTACCGTGGGAAGCATTGGCCCCGTGGGAGTGTTACTCCCGAGGACATGATTACGGTCAATCTGGCTTTCAGCACGATCAACGTGATCGCCCCGTCTGTGTCGGTGAATCATCCCAAGATCGTGGTGACACCGAACTCAGAGGAAAATCAGGACCGCGCTGCCTTTGTTGAGGCTGTAGTGAACCATCTGTGGCGGCATCACGACTTCCGTAAGCCGTTCCGGCGTGCCGTGAAGGATTTTTTGATCTTCGGCCACAGTTGGGTCAAGGTCGGGTGGCAGTTCTTAGAGCAGGAGCGCACGCTCAGCGATGCGGAACGCGACGAAATGCTGGAGGAGGCTTTGGGGGAGGCCGACGCTTTCGCTGCTGAGGATCCGATTCTGGCGGGGGGTTTGCCGACGGATGAGGAGATGGCTGCCAACATTCCGCAGACAGCGATGATGGTGGTGGAGGATCAGCCGTTCGTAGAGCGCATTTCGCCGTTCGATGTTCTTATTGACCCGGAAGCGACGTGCATTGAGGATGCCAAGTGGATTGCGCAGCGGATCGTTCGACCGTTGGAAGCAGCGCGAACTGATCGGCGTTACAAGGCGTCGGCACGCAAAAACCTGTCTGCGGACTCGCTGTTGTATTCGATGTATTCTGTTTCTACCCGGCAGGAGCAGGAAGAGTACCTTGACACCGAGGAACGGTGTGTCGTGTACGAATACTACGATATTACGGAGAACACGTTGAGCGTGTTGCCGCAGTCGGGGGACCAGTTCTTGATCGACCCGATTGCGATGCCGTATGCGTACGGGCAGCCGTTCGTGATGATGCGCAACTATGACATTCCCGACTACTTNTACCCCATGGGGGATTTGGAGGCTTTGGAGTCTCTNCAGCAGGAGTTGGACAAGACGCGTTCTCAGATGATGAACGCCCGGAAGCGTTATGCCCGCAAGTACCTGTATCACGAGCGGTCGTTTGGGCCGGAGGGCCGGGAGGCTTTGGAGTCCGATACTGATGGCAGGTTGGTACCGGTGGTGGATGAGAACAAGCCGTTGGGGGAAACGGTTGTTCCGATGCCGCAGACGCCGTTGTCGCCGGAAATCTACAACATGTCGGAGATCGTGGAGGCTGACATCAACACGGTTTCCGGTGTGTCGGAGTATGCGCGCGGTCAGATGCCGGAGATTCGTCGTACGGCAACAGAGGCGAGCATTATCGCTGATGCGGGTAACGCTAGGGCCGCGGACAAGTTGGCGACTGTAGAGTTGGCTATCGCCCAGATCGGTCGTCGGGTAATCCAGTTGATGCAACAGTTTATGACTGGGGAGCAGATGGCTCAGGTTGCCGACAAGGGTGGCAGCCTGTTTGTGCCGTATGCACGGGATGACATTACAGGCGAGTACGATTTCAGTGTGGAAGCGGGGTCTACGCAGCCGATCAACGACACGATTCGCAAACAGCAGGCTGTATCGCTGCTGAACGCTTTGGCTCCTCTGGTGGGCACTGTGATTGATCCGCAGGCGTTGGCAAAGCACGTTCTGTCGAACGGTTTCGGAATCAAAGACCCGGACAAGTTTATGATGCAGCAGCAACCGCAGCAGCCGGTCGGCCCCGAAGGGGCGGCACCGGGGGCTGGTCCCGGGGCGGGTCAGATGCCGCCGGGGATGCCGATGGGGCAACCGGAGGGGGCATTCTCCCCGACCGGCGGGGTGCCACCGGAGTTGCTGGCACAGATTCAAGGACAGATGGACGTAGACCTTCCGTTCTCGTAAGCAAGTGGGACAGCAGTCCCTACTACATAGGAGCAACCTTCAGGACTCCGAGGAGAAAATAGAATAATGAATGAAGACGTTGACGGAACCGTTGAGGCGGACAGCCCAGATTCTTCAGTAGAGGTTCTAGAGGAACCTGTTGGCGACGGCTACACCGTAAAGGTGGATGGTGTCGAAGAGCAGGTCAGTCTCAACGAACTTCGGGATGGATACCAGCGCCAGTCGGATTACACACGTAAGACGCAGGAGTTGGCATCCGAACGTAGTCGGTTACAGCAGGCAGAGGCGATTGTGAACTCGTTGGAGGCAGATCCGGCGGGAACACTAGAGGCTTTGGGTAACGCATTCGGTGTTGAGAGGACAACCGGTGAACCGGCGGGACCAGTGGACCCGTGGGATGAACCGGATCCCAGTGAGCAGCGGATAGCGAACTTGGAAGCCCGTCTTGAAGAGCAGGACCGGGTACATAGACGACAACAGGTAGAGAAGCAGGTAGATCGACTCAAAGATACCTACGGAGATTTTGACGCTCCCGCCCTGTACCAACACGCGCTGACGCACAAGATCGGCAATCTTGAAGCCGCATTGACACATATGCGGTACGACGATGTAGCCGCTAAAGCCAGCAAGTTGGAACAGGAACAGGAGCGCACCGGAGCAAAGCGTGACGCTGGCGTGGTGGAACCTTCGGGTTCCAAGCAGGCCGGTTCCACGACCGAACCGGTGAAAGAAGTTTCCAGTATCCGAGAGGCGTTCATGGACGCTAAGCGTTCCCTGACTTCCTAAACAACAGAGAGAAGGTGACAGATTATGGCGGCTGGCAACAGCAGTTTTGACGAGATTCTGTCTACCACCCTCAAGAACTACATCCCGAAACTTACTGACAACATCTTTAGCGCACGGCCTTTGTTCTATGCGTTGACGAACGGTCAGACGATTCGGCGTATTTCGGGTGGTGCGAAGATCGTTGTCCCGGTTATTTACGGGACCAACTCAACGGCTGGTTCGTACGCAGGTACGGACTCTATTTCCACGACGGCACAGACGGGCATTAGCGCGGCTGAGTATGACTGGAAGCAGTATGCAGCCACTGTGACGATCAACGGTATGGAGGAAGCCAAGAACAACGGCGAAGCCCAGATCATTGATCTTCTGGAAGGCAAGATTTTCCAGACGCAGGAAACCATCATTGAGAACATGAACACCATGTTCTGGAGTGATGGCACCGGCAACAGTAGCAAGGACATGAACGGCCTCAACAAGTTGGTTGGGACCGGCCTTACCGTGGGTGGTATTGATGCCACCGATTCGGACAACTCATGGTGGCGTTCAACCCTCCGCAACGGCCCTGCCGATGCGGGTGCTGGCGTATTGACAGTAGCCGCTATGGCGACTGTGTACAACACCGTGTCGGTTGGTAACGACCAGCCGACCATCATTATCACGGATCAGGACGAGTATGAGGCTTACGAGGCTCTGCTGGACGGTCAGATCCGTTACACGGACACAGATGTTGCCGATGGCGGGTTTCAGAACCTGCTGTTCAAGGGCGCACCTGTGACGTTTGATAGTGACACCAACTTGGATGGAAAGATGTTCTTCTTGAACACCAAGTACCTCCAACTGGTTGCACACTCCGACGTTTGGTTCAAGCCAACGCCGTTTGTGCGGCCTACCAATCAGGATGCGGTGTTCTCGCAGTTGCTCTGCTACGGCGAGTTGACTGTAAGCAACCGTGCCCGTCAGGGAATGATCTACGCTCTTAGCGACTGATCCCTGATAGACGGTAGTTGCCACGGGAGGCATCATGGCGAGAGGTTTCGCATACGCATACAAACAGGGTCAGCGCCCCGCAGAAGAACCTGCGGGAAACTATAAGACGCTCCAACCCGAAGGTCACGCCGTCAGGTCTGACCGTAGTATCCATCGCGTAAACCCCACCCCCACCCATGCTGCCCCCGTGGCGACACCATCTGTGTGCGTTGCCACCACGAAAGCCGGGGACCCCTGCAAGGGGCGCCCGGTTGGTGACACTGATTCCTGCGTCTTCCACACCGCTTAGGGGAGCCTCGTGCAACTGAG